GTTAATTTAAATGATTTTGGAGTTGAAGCTGGTGGCGACTTAAACAGTTGGCAGTTTGCTGGAAAAATCAGAACTCAATTAAAGGAGGCTTCATAATGGATTGGGGTTTCATACAAGGGTTGGCTTTATTTGCATTGCCAGTAGTATTAAAAGTTTTAGGAGTATCGTAATGAAAATTATATTTGACGTTGACGGAACCTTAATGGACGTCGAACACAGAAGAAAATTTGTTGATGGAAGTCAACAAGTCGATTGGCCAGCATTTGAAGCTGCTACAGTCGATGATACAAGACATGAGCATATCTTTGAAATAGCTGAATGCTTAAAAGATGGTGGTCATTCAATTGTTATTGTATCAGCTCGTAAAGAGTATCAAAGAGAAATAACTGAAAAACAATTATCAGCAACAATGGGTGTCTTTTGGGATTACTTATTTATGAGACCAGATGACAGCTACGAGCCAGATCATGAGTTTAAAGCAAGAGTCTTAGCTGAGTTAATCAAAGCTGATTGGAAACCTGATATGGTTTTCGATGATAGAGATCAAGTTGTTAGTATGTGGAGATCAGCTGGCATCCCATGTTTACAAGTAGCTCCAGGAGCATTTTAAAATGGGCAAATTGAGACAGTGGTTTAGAAGATGGCTTGATCGTCAGATTGAGCTATCTTTTCAGCGCACAGCAAACAAACAGTTCGATAAGAACCAGGTAAAATATAGAGATGGTGATAATACATGAGAAATGTTACAGTTGTGTTACAGTTGTGTAACAATTGTGTAACAATTCACAAAATCCCTTTACATTGTCTCCCAACTAGGGTATAATATACATATAATTCAAGATAAGGAGTAATTATGAAACAAGCAATCAAGCTAATAAACCAAATCGACCAAATGGAAGATTTAAATGTAATCATTGAAGTTGTAAGAGCAAAACAAAAATCGCTCAGAGCTTCTCTTGTAGCTGCTAAAAAAGCAGCTTTTGTTGTTGGCCAAACCGTCAACATAACTTCCAGAAAAGGCAGCTTAACTGGAACCATTGTAAAACTCAATCGTACAAAAGCGATTGTAAAAATCGATGGCAGAGAATTTAATTGTCCGATCTCTATCATGGAGGTTGCGTAATGAAAATCAATGTAATCAAATTTCCATTAACGGAAAAAAGAAAAAGCCAGCTTAATGCAGAACACAGGCAAAAAGCGAGAGATGAAATCAAAAAATTAACAGCTTTAAGAAGGAGTAAATAATGAAAAATATAGAAGTGCTAATTACCTTAGTAAAAGAACTTACTGAAAAGGTAGAGGAACAACAAAAGACTATCAATCGAATCGAAAGTCTTGTTGATGAATTAGATAATAGATTATAAGGAGTAAATTATGAATAAATTAGTAATCAATACACAGTACCTAGAAAACTACGGTACACGAGAAAACCCTTACATGAAGTTTAAAGGTGGTAACACTTATGTCATGAATAACTGTGGTGAGCTTGAACAAAATCAAGTTGCTACAATTGTTGCACAAGCTAAGCCTTATATCACTACAGATTTGTTAAAATCAAATGGTGGCTGTGAGGAATATATTCTTGATGTATCAGTAATTGGTCAACGTATAAAAGTTGATGGTGGAGTAAATGCTCCTACTGAATTTCATATTGTTGATGGTAAAGTTAACTTTATGAGAATCACTGATAACCGTGAAGATGGTTGGATGAGAAGAGAAATCTTAGAAAAGACTGAGACTTGGACTAATGATCGAGAATCTTACAAAGCATCTTACTTAATGGAAGATGGCGATATCTGCGATACAGAAGCTGAACTTAAAGCTTGGTTTGAAATCAAGGAGGTAGCGTAATGGAAAATACAGATCTATTTGACAAGTTCTTGGCTACACTTGATTTAAACGATGAGGCTGAGTACGCATGGGCAGAAAGAATGGAACTATTTGCTGTAGGTATTATTAAAGAAAAAGAGGTAAAAAACGATGAGTAAGTCATTTGAACAACTTAAAAAACAACTGAATCAATTCAAAGAAGAAAAAGAGATGCAGGATATTATTACTAATCTTGATACTCGTAAAGCTGCTATAAAAGAGCAGCAAAGGGAAGAAATGAGATTACACAAGAAGCTTACAGCTTCTGTAAAGAAAGCTGGTAAACAAATGCCAGGCTCTTTAGATTTTAATTCGCCAGAAAATATGTATCATAGTCAAAAAGACATTGGTCGATACCTTGAAGGTACATCTTATATGGATGCATATGAATCATCAAAACTAGACCAGGAGTGGAACTAATGAAAAAACTTACAGTTATGCAAAGAGTAATTGCTTTACAAACAGCAAGAGATAACGCTCAAGATCCTGATTTTAAATTACTATGGGATCAAAAATTAAGACATTTAATTAAACTCGCAGAAAAAGGAGATATATCATGAGTCAATATAATGACAGAGTTGAAAAACAGAGATTAAAATTAGAAGCTGAAGAGTGGGCCCAAGGAGTAAAATCAATACATGCTCATTCATTAACCTCATTGTTCTATGCAAATGATAGAAACGATGGATCAGTACTTGATATTCAATACAATGATGGTAGTGTTAAAAGAACAATATCATCTACAGATGAAGTGGTCATGTTAGGAAAATCTTTAAGAGGCGAAGAGCTTATTAACGAGTACGTAAGAAATACTTAAAAATAATTCACAAAAACAGTTTACATTTAACTGAAACTATGGTATAATATACATTATGAAAGAATACTTAATCGAAACAAATAGACATATGGGTGGTATACAAAAAGTATACAAATTTCCAAATGGATATGGAGCAAGCGTGATACAACACAAAGGTTCTTATGGATATCAAAAAGGTCTATGGGAAGTCGCTGTATTATTTCATGGTGAACTTTGTTACGACACTGAAATCACTGAGGATGTCATAGGACATCTTAATGATCCACAGGTTGATAACGTTTTAGGAAAAATATTTAGATTATGAAAAAAACAAAAAGACAGTCCGTGAGTACTCTAACTCATACAACACGAGAAGTTGCAATTCATTTCCTTGCATGGAGAGAAAAGCAAAAACAAAAATCTATGATAGGACACAATGGAGGTCCTAAGTAATGGGTGCAACTAATTTTTATATGGGATCACTTAGGTATTCACCTTGTGGTCGTAAAAGAAAGAATCACGCTTTAAATTCAGTCAAGAAAAGTAAACCTGCATTTAAACCAATGACGAAAGAAGTATCTACACTTGATCAGATGCGAGCTCAACAAGAGAAACAGTATAAATCTATTATGGAAGAATATATGCAAACAAAAGAGTATCCTACTTCTGATACAAGTAAAAAAGAGTCACCCGTATATACAGGTACTCTTGTAAAAGGTATTGCAACAATGCATAAGTCAAATGCAGTACCAGTTATCAGTCAACAAGAAGCTGAGGATATCAGCAAAATGAGGAGAAACTAATGGAAGTTATAGTTTACACTGTCATGGCAGCACTTGCTATTGGCGCAATATATTATTTATTTATGGAGAACAACGACGATGTATAATTTTGAAGATGTAATGAGTAGGCTTGATGATATGGAAGCCAAGATCGATCTTTTAATAGAACGTGGATATACCTATGAGTATTATTCAACACATATGAATACAATTAATGGTGCTGAATTCAGAGCTGAAGTCTGTCAAAGAAATGACGGAGTTTGGTGTGTAGAAAAGTTCATTAATGATAAACTAAAAGAAATGAAACCTATGGGTATTCACAATGAATCATATGCTGAAGATGCAGCAGAAAATTTTGTATTCCAAGTAGGAGTTAATTAATCAAAGGTCAGGGCTCATCAACGCAACTCCTTATCACCCGCGGAGTCTTGACCACCTTTATTAAAAATAATCGTTTACATTTGATAAGATCTATGATATAATAGATATATAAACATGATTAAGGAGAAATATGGCAGTTAGAAAAAAGAAAAGAGGACCAAGTTTAGACGATAAGTATCTTGGACCAGAACCAATTTATACAGCAGAGTCTGAATTTACAGGTTCAACTTGGACTTACGGTGCTCAATGGTATAATTACTTTTATAAAACTAAAGATTATATGCCAACAACATATCAGTTTGCCGCTGATGTTATGGGATATGATAAAAAGAAAATATCAGTACTTAAAAGACTAAAAGACTGGAAGTTTATGAAAGTCAATAAGATTATTAAACTCTATTACAGAGGATTTCAATATGAAGATGATAAAATCGAAATGTGTAAAGACTTTATTGATGAACTCTATAAAGAAGCATTACTTCTTAAAAAAATAGAAGAAAAGAAAAAAGAAAATATCGTTGTTATCACACCAGCTGAAAGAACAAAAAGAAAAGTTTTAGAGACTATCTATCATGATTGGGATCGTGTTATTGTTGAAGGTTGGTTTGACGGAGATTATAAACAAGGTTTTAGTTGCTATAACAGATTTAAAGGACATGGATTGAAAGGTAATGCTATCAACATGTTTAAAGATCTTATTGAACCTGAGTATGAAAATATTAAAGCAGCATATGAAAGAACATGCGATGACTGCGTTGAAGGATATTCACATTACTCAAAAGGCGATAAGAAAAAGATTATGAAGCAATTTGAAGATGTCTTTGCAGACTTAGAAAAACTACGTCTTTCATTTAAAGCTACAAAGATACCAAGAGCTAAAAAGATTAAAGCTTCTGATCAGCAAGTTAATAAGTTAAAATATTGTACAGAAGATAATGATGTTAAACTTACATCGATTAATCCAGTAATGATACCTGGCAAAAACAAGCTATATGTCTACAATAGAAAGAATAAGAAACTTATTGAATACGTAACTGATTCTATTGGAGGATTCGAAGTCTCTGGCACATCAATTAAGAACTTTACGAGTGCAAGCAAACAAGCAACCATCAGAAAACCTGATGAGATATTACCCATGATACTTAATAAGACTGAGAAACAGATCGAAAAAGTATGGGAATCATTAACAACAAAAATAAGTAAACCATCAGGCAGAGTTAATGCTGACTGTATTTTAATGAGAGTATTTTAGGAGGATAATATGCTATCAGTCGGAGATAAATTCCCTGCGTTCTCACTGCAAGGAATTAACGAAAAAAATGAATTTGTGAGAGTAACAGTAGAAGAAAGTTATACACCACTTAAACATGATTGGTCAATAGTCTACTTCTATCCAAAGGACTTTACATTTATCTGTCCAACAGAGATCGCAGGTTTTGATAACCTAGTAGATCACGCAAATGTAATTGGTATCAGTGGAGACAATGAGTTTTGTAAGTTAGCATGGAAAGAAGACAATCAATTGATTGGTAATATCCAGCATACTCTTGCAGCTGATTGTGGACTTGGCTTAAGCCATAAACTTGGTATTGTTAATGAAGAAGAAGGTGTACCATATAGAGCAACCTTTATCTTTGACAGAGAAAGAACTGTCCAACACGTATCAGTGAACGCTTTAGATACAGGTAGAAACCATAATGAAGTATTAAGAACTTTAAAAGGCTTACAAGCAGGTGGTCTTACAGGCTGTGCTTGGGATGAAGGAGAAGATTTTGTCGGATAATCCAATAGAACAAAAAATTATGACTAAGAAGAGATTCTCAGCAGCTGTTGAGCATCTTGTTGCAAATAACAATATGTCATATATTGATGCTGCATCTTATGTTGTTGAGCAAAGAGCAATGGATTATAAGAATATGAAAAAGCTTTTAACTGATTCTTTGAAACAAAAGATTGAAGAAGAAGCAGCAAGCTTAAATCTTATTAAAATTAAAAGAACTAATAAGTTACCTATATGACGGAAAATAGTAAGCGATGGCAAGATAATTCAGATGGCTGGGTTACTACTATGACTAAGTCAAAAGAAGACAAAGAAAAGTACCAAGAATATTTATTGGTAACAAAAACTCCAGTCCGTTATATCGATTGGTTAAAGGAACAAAATAATGAATGATCCTTTTGAGTCTTACAAATTATATAACGCGCTTAAACTCCATTTCGAAACAGATGGATATGACGCAATCAAATATCATTTTAAGACTTCAGTAAAACCAACGTCATTCTTTAAACGAAAGGATAAGTTTTTCTTTGCTAAGCTAGCAAGTACATATGGAAACGAATTAAAAGAATTCTATATTGCTAACTTTAAAAACGATGTTAAGTATGTCGGTGATATGCTTAATGAAGGTGGAGAAAGATATTATAGAGACCATAAAAAAGTTATGGAATCTCTTACGTATCAGTTTCAAACTGATATAAATAAACTTAATGATATGGATGTATCATTTGATTCTCTTTTAGAAGCAGAAGATAATAATCATCCATTGATTATAAAGCTTTGGATGCAAGAAGAAATACTATTGGAAACAATAGTCATCTTGGATTCAATACTTGGGTTTGTAGAACGTGAAAATAAGAAGATAACTGATACAATTATTTGGCCAGATATCTATCGTAAGATTATGAAATACAAGCCTTTCGTAAAGTTCGATCGAGATAAATATTTAAATTTATTAAAAAAGACCTTTACAAATGCCACATAATGTGGTATAATATATTATGTATAAAGTGGATAATTCAGTAATACAGTGTAAATACAGGAGAAATATATGTCACTAGAAAATCTAAAGAGCATGCGAGGCTCGTCAATCGACAAACTCGTAAAAGCAGCGGAAGCGGTATCAACAGCCAAAACAGAATCTAACAGCTATGCTGATGATAGGTTTTGGAAACCGACGAGAGATAAAGCAGGAAACGGTTACGCCGT